ATAAACATTAACAGTAGTTGTATTATACATTATTATATTATTGTAAAGGATAAAAATAATGATTAAATTATTGTTAAAAATTTTGGTAGTAAGATTAAAAGTAGTATTTTTGTAGCAACTAAAGCTAATATAGTAATAAATATAAAGACAAACTTATAAGTATGGAAGGAAAAGATATTGATTTTGAAGGCGGTGCTGGTGTTCAATCAGCAGGTAACGCCGAACCTAATCCTGCCAATCAAGAAGATAAAACATCTTTAGATGGTGGTGCCATTGAAGATGTTACAGGTAAAAGTAATGAAAATCAACCTCCTCAAGTACCTCCTCAAGAACCTGAAGGCGATAATGCTGAACCAAATGAAGGTAATGCTAATGAACCTCAAGGTTTGGAAGTTGGAACTCAAATTGAGTTTGATGGCAATACTTATACTGTAGCTGAAAATGGTGACATTGTAGATTCTGAAGGTAATGTGTTTAAAGAAGCAAAAGATGTTCAATCTTGGCTTGATGAAAATAATGCCGTTGATACAGATGAGAATGGCGAACTGTCTATTGATGCAATTAGAGAAGCTGTTGGAATTGATGTTACGGATGAGAATGGCAAAGCTATGGATTTCGAGAATACCCCTGCTGGTGTTCGTAGTTATGTAGAATCTGTTATTGCTCTGAAGTCTAATGAAATTCAACAAGGTACTATCAATAAGTTGTTTAATGATAATCCTCTTCTTAAACAATTTATTGATTATGTAAAACTTACTGGAACTCCTAGAGGCTTTGGTGATATACCTGATAGGTCAGGTATTCAGCTTGATAAGGACAATCCTGAACAACTTAAAGCTGTTATTCGCATGGCTGCAAAGGAGTTTGGTAATGATTCTCTTAGTGAAACTTATATTAAATATCTGCAGGATTCTGGTTCTCTGTATGATGAAGCTAAAAATCAGTTACAAGCACTTGTTGGTAAAGACCAAGCTTATCGTAAAGAAATTGAACAAAGAGCAGAGGCTGCTCGTCAACAAGAAGAAGCAGATATTAAAAAGTATTGGCAGGGTGTTAATGATGCTATCAATAAGCGAGTTATTGGTGGTTATAAACTTCCTGAAAGTTTCGTTAAAACTATTAATGGTCAGAAAGTTACTCTTACTCCGAATGATTTTTATGACTATGTAGCAGTAGCTAGAGAAGGAGAAGATGGTAATCGTATGACAGGATATCAGAGAGATTTAGATAATCTATCTAATGAAGAAGCTCTTAATAGAGAACTTCTCGATGCGTGGCTTATGTTCACTGGTGGTAGTTACAAAGATTTAGTGAATATGGCAGTTAATGAAGAAAAAGTTCGTAAACTTGTCATTAAATCTAAACAACAGCGTAATGCTAGAACAATTAAAGTCAATAAGCCAAAGTCAAGCAAAGTTAAGTCCGATGATATTCTCTTTGATTAAACTAATTAAATTTATCTAATTATTATTTGAATTATGTACAAACTTAGAGAAGTATCTCGCGGTAATTTTGATGACCGTGGTTATTCAAATGAGGAAACTATTGCACATCTTGCACTTACGCATCCTGAAGAGATTAACAATACTCTTACGTATACGTATGGTATGGATGATGATAGATTCCCTCTTACTTTCCTTACTGAAGGTCAAGGTAGTGCAGGTGTAATTGATATTACTACTGAGCAGTGGACATGGAAAACTATGGGTCGTTCTCGTTATAACGATTATGTAGTTTGGTTTGACCTTACTAATACTACTCCTGGTAAGGGTGGTGCAATGTTTGAAGTTGAGTTTGCTACTCATTGGCTTATTGAGCAATATGGTTTGATGGCTCCTGATGGTGTAACTCAAGTTCGTATTATGAAAGACCTTGGTGAAGGTCCTCATGGAGGTTATCTTTATCGTCTTCGTCTTACTAGTCCTAATCCTAATAGTTATGTAGATCTTGATAATCTTGCTGTTGGTAAGTATTGGAGTATGACTGCTCCTACTATTTCTGAGTCTTACAGTAAAGGTAATCGTTCTAATGTTAT